AGCCAGAGATCGGCCTCGGGGTATTCAGGAATCCAGAAGTCATCGACGACTCCGGTCTGTACCGAACGTGTCGTCTCCTTGTCGCGCTGATTGATGCCGTCGTAGGTGGTCGCCTCTTCGAGCGGCCCAACGCGATCAATCTTCGACCGTACCGGCCCAATCACAACATCGGGGTGGTTCGGGTCAGTCGGCGGATCGCCGGAGAAATCCTGGAACGGCACATGCCGCATGGGATCGGGCGAGAGCGTCTTGTACCAAGCGGCACGCAGCGCGTACTCAGAACACGCCCACATGATCTGACTCGGTACACCGAACAACAGGAAGCTGTCGTCATCGAATGCACCGATACGCGGCCAACCGAGCGCCTGCTCGACCTGTTGGCGTAGACCGCGGTAGCGCTTTTTGAAGCGCTGTTCCATGTAGAAGGTAGCTTTTATGATGGCCGAATTTTGCTGATCGGGAGTCAATGTGCTCCAAAAGTCATTCCCTCGATCGGAGTGCCATTGTGCGGCGAACGCATTGGAGATGTAGGCGTTCGCATTTGGGAGACCGCCGCCGTTTTCTACTACGAGAGTTACGACCATGACGACCCCCTAAAACGAATCCGGCGGCCCTCAGACCGCCGGACTACGGAGACAGGCCCGTGTGCTACGCTAAAAAGCGAAGCGCGTAGCTATTAGTACGCAGTGCCCGCGATGAACTGGGCGCCGAAGGTCTTGAAAACGTAGGCGTCCTTGTTCGTGAACAGATTGCCCGATCCGGGTCCGGTGCCAATGTTGAGGACCGTATCGAAATACGGAAGGTGCGGAGGAATGGGTGCCGTCGCAGTCGTTCCACCGATCTCGGTGTTGCCGGTGCCGCTGCCCACGCTGGCCACATAGAGTTCCGATCCGTTCGCAGCCGCCACAGCCGCAGCAAGTACCTGCGCGGTCGTGTCGGTGCTCGCCAGATTGATGAGCACGGCCGTGATGCCGTTGATGTATTCCTGACCCGGTTCCAGGGTCTTAGTGACGAGGAAGAGATTCTGGGTCATGGAGGTCTCCTGTGGGGGCCGTTGAAACTCACTTCAGAATGATATTTGCTGCACAGTGAATATGCAAGCTTAGCGCTTTGGAAGCGGGGCACCGGGCCTATGTAGACGCCTGTGGTGAACGTGGATTATCGTGTGCCGTTTCTTCCGATGCTTGTGCAATATGGCCTTATGACGCTCATGATAGAGATGAACTACAAGGTGCGGCTCCAACCCCATAGCCTTTTCCGATGGGGCTATGCTATGCGACATGTGGGGACCGATATGCTTCATCGACCGCGCTTCCGGCTCGGAGCCGGTTTCGCCTGTCCGGTCTCCGACATCATGACTGCGATAGCCTGCTGGCGACTTGTGATCTTCGGACCCTTCGCGGACCCAGAATGCAGTTGGCCATGTTTGAACTCGTGCATGACGAAATGCGCGTTCGTGGCGCGTCCCGCCTTCGTCGAGTTCGAGGCAGGCAGGGGCATCTTAGTAGCTCCCGCCACTGTTCGAGCGGCTGGTGTCGCGCGGGCTCCCGAGGTTTCCACCGGGCGTCGGGTTCTGCTGAGTGTCCGACATGATCGGCGAGATGAACCGGCTGCGAGCCAGCTTTGGAATCTGCGAGTAGAAGGCGCCGACCTGCGATTGCCCGGAGTCAGGCATCTTGAACTTTCGCAGTGACCGCACCGTCATCTGCGGCTTCATAGGGTCAATGGTGCCGTTTGCGCCACGGGGCGCCAAAGACTGCGCACTCGTGCCTTCACGCTTGCTACGACCAGACGCGTCGGACTTGGGGAACTTCTTGTCCTTCATGCTCATGTGCGACATGGGCAGGTTGCCCTGATGCGGATACGGATTCGGGGCTCCGTGCCCGGTGTGCAGGGGAACGCTCATTGTGCCGGTGCCGTCGTGCACTCGAAGCTTGCCTGAATTTGTAACGGGGGCCATGGCGATCACCTATGTGTTATTGGAACGTGCCGTTCTGATAAGACGGAGCTTATCAGATTAGTAGCAGTCGTTCTTCCCCATCACCTTGACAGTGCGCTTGATGGCCTCGCCCTGGCTGATCGTCCGGTCATCCATGTTGGCGAGCGCCTTCACGTTGCGAGTCGGCGCCCCAAGTTGAAGCGTGGCTTGTGTGCCGGGCTTCTTGGCGGGAGCCGGATAGGTCTGCATCGCCTGAGCGCGCACGGCCTTGATCGCCTCGACGTGAGTGTGGTCGCCGGGGAGCAGATGACGGAAGTTGTCAGGCATTCCGTGTCCCTGGGTGAACTTGTTGGCGGGAGCCTTCGGTCCATCCGACTTCTCGAAATGACCGGTGAATGCACCGTGACCAGCATCGGAGACAGGATTGGAATAGCGCGCCATGGTGTTCACTCCCTGAAGAATGAGATGAAGGTCTCACCAGGGAGTATAGCCCCGAGGTTAGAGACTTGCAACTTTCTCGGCAACCTCGGCCGCCTTGCGTCGAGTCCACCCAGGCAGAACTTGTTCGAGATCGGCGCGCGTGAGCCCCGGCATATTGACGGCTTCCGCCACGGTGTCGAGCGAAGGCAGGCCCTCCGGCGTCCACGCCGTCTCTTGCCGAGGATCGAGCCCCTGCATGATCGAGCGGATGTGCCGGATCAAGGCACTGGATTCGCGTTCTTCTGCGGATTCCATTCCTTGGCCCAGCCCGGTGTCCGAGTGTCCAGACCCACTGGAAACCAGCCCCGGACTCCCGGCCTGATCTTCAGCATGTCCATCGCTTTGAAGCACTCGTGCTTCGGGAACCGGCCCGGCACCTGTATCCGCAACACTTTGTACTGGCGCTGATGGCCGGTGAGATGCTGCGGAATTTTCTTGAAGATGACGCTGTAGGCCATTCTTTTTGTCCCTTTCGAGGGCCTTCGCTAACTCAGGAGAGCCCACCGCATAAGCTTGATACGCGCGGCCCAAATATACAAGTGCGGAGTTCACGTGTTCGGGTTGACCGAAGATCGTGGCTACGCCGTTGACGAAATGATGGTTGTTGAGCATCTTGGTCCGACCAGCGTATGGGCCAGTCAAGACGACCTGCACTGACATGTCTTTCATGTTTTCCTTCTCCGCACATAACGCGGAAATTACAGAGCGTAATCTCCGCACCCCTCAATTACGATTGCTGCGCCTTCGCCTTCACCAACATGGTGGGGATGGCATAGCTGTCAGCCACGAGCGTGACCGTGAGCGCGGCGCCCGCGGACCCGCCATCGACTTGCGATGTGACGAAGCCTGGAATGCCTACGCCGTTTTGAACCGAGACGCCGACGCTGGAAGCTTTGTAAGGAGTCTCCTCAGACGGAGGAGTAACCTCGACCAGCAGTTTATGATCGCCGATACCGTCCGCAATGCTCGACACCGTGAGGACGTGAGACGAGTTCACGAAGCCCGCATGGTAACCTGCCGCGATCAGGGCCGCGACCATAAGCTCAGCCAGTGAGGACAGCGCATTGGTGGAGTCTACGCCGCCTGTGAGCGTAGCATGGCCCCATACGCCGTTGCCGGTCGTCATGGAGTCCGTGGTAGCCACTGCATTGGCCGCCGCCGCTGTGAGGCTCGTCCGAGCCGTTACAGTGAGAGTATGAGCCGCAGCCACCGCGGTTACGTTGGGATCGGCTGCGGTCACCACATAGTCGGTGCCCGGCGTCCCGCCGCTGTTGTTGATGGCGTTGGCAAGATTGGTGATTGAGGCTGACTCAGTGCCCGCGATCTTCACGTCGCCGTCAACCGCAGGTGTCGCCACAAAACTGTAGACCCGCGTCCCGATCGTGACCGTATCGCTTGTGCCGTAGTCTTGCGAGGAGGTCAATACGCCGCTGGCAAGGACAACCCGCTCCACCTGACTGGCGTTCGTCACCGAGAAGTCGGCGAAAAGCTCCGGTGTGTAGGTGCTGCCCGAGATGCTTCCGGGAAGCGCGTTGTAGATGCGGACCCGTAGAGACCACCCGGACATGTCCGAAGCAGCCGCAAGGGCGGCGGGCGTAACATTCGCCCAGACCTTTTTGGGTGCATAGTTCTGCACGAACGCGAGAGCATCCGCAGAATTGTTTGCCCATACGACGTAGGTGTCGTCCCCATCCTGCAATTGCCGAGCGGGAGACGTATCGGGGTCTGGAAGTTGGAGGAGAAAGCCGCCGACCATTGGGTACTCCCGTTACGACTGCTGTGCCTTCGCCTTTACGATCATGTTCGGAATGACGTAGGCGTCCGTAACGATGGTCGCGGTAAGAACTGCGCCCGCGACGCCGCCGTCCACTTGCGAGAGCAAGAAGCCGGGCACTGCTACGCCGTTTTGCACAGTCACTCCAACGCTGGAGGCTTTGTAGGGGGTTTCCTCGGGCGGGGGAATGAACTCGACCAGCAACTTGTGATCGCCGATGTTGTCCGCGATGCTCGCGATGGTGAGAACCTGAGTGGAATTGTTGAACGCAGCGTGGAGGCCCACGTCCACTAGAGCAGCAACCATCAGGCCAGCAAGCGAAGACGGAAGGTCCGTGGTGTCCACGGCGCCGGTCAACGTGGTGTGACCCCATGAGGCCGTGCTTCCGCCGGAGACGTTGGTCGTGGCAATCGCGTCAGCCTGCGCGGCGGTGTACGTATCCAGCGCGGTGACCGTCACTGTGTGCGATCCGGCCACGGCGGTGACATAGATGCTGGCAACGGTGCCGGTTCCATACGCGGTCCCGGCTCCGGCGCCACCATTGATGGCGGCGACGAGGTTCGAGATCGTGTTGGACTCGCTCACGCCGCGGAGAACTTCGTAGGCCGCGCCCGTGAGTGTGGTCTTGAAGGTGTAGACCTGTGAGCCGATGGTGACCGTGTCATTGTTGGCGTAGTCGGCCGAAGAGGTCAATACGCCGGTCGCGAGTACCGCGCGAGCCGCGACGCCGACGGTCTGCACCGTGAAGTCATTGGTCAACTGAGTCGGAGGAGACGCCGTGGTAGCGCTATAGATGCGGACCCGCAGAGACCAGTTAGTCATAAGCGAAGCAGCCGCTTGCACTACGGGAGTCACGTCGTCGAACAAAGTCTTGTTCCCGTAATTTTGAACGAAAGCCAGCGCGTCGGCGGAAGAGTTCGCCACTACGACGTAGGTGTCATCCCCATCCTGTAGCTGCCGAGCAGGGGCAGTATCGGGATCGGGAAGCTGAACCAGATATGGAGTGGCGGCCATGGTGGTGCTCCTTGAAACGTGTGATCTAAACTAGAATTGATGTTGGGAGGGCCGCAGCCCTCCCGCATCAATCGAGATTAGTTCGTGATACCCGGTGCAATGGCCAAGCCCTTTTCAGAGAACAGGGCCAACCCGACGTACCACTTCACGCGCCAGATGCGAACGTCCTGACGTTCCGATTCGCCGACATCGACGATGTGGATGCCCGCGGCCTCGGAGGCAGTGAGGCCAGCGCAACCGTGCTGCCGGGAGCCGTCATCGAACGTGCCCGCGAAGATCGTGGTCGTGTTCGAGGAAGTGCCGGTCGTCTGGTTGATCGGAATCCAGTCATTTCTGAAGATGGGGATTCCCATGTAGACCGGAACCGTGGCGCCGGAAGGCAGTTCCATCACTTCCGTGATGTGGGCGCCGCCCAACGCGCGGAGCAGGGACTTGAACGACCGGATGGTGCGGATGTTCATGGCGAAGTAGTCCACTTCGCCGTCCTTGTCGGTGACCAGATCGCTTGTCTCGTCGATGATCTCGAACGAGAGCGCTGATCCGTTCATCCCGGTATCGACCGTCTGCGCAGCCGCGGCCAGTGCAATCAAGCCGGGGAAGGTGGCATTGGAGCCGTCGCCGTTGATGAAGAGGTCCTGGAACTTGCGGCCCGCGGCCTTCGCCTTGGAGGCGATCTGGACTGCGGTTTGATCGTTGCCGTCGCCGGAACGCGTCGCCTGGATAAGACCGTTCACTTCGGCGTCGCCGATGATCGTGGTCAGGCTCGACGTAACGTGCGTGAAAGTCGCCGGGTCCTTCGCGGTCTGCCGCTCGGTCTGGTTTACGCCGCCGACAGCAAAGCTGCCGAGGGTTCCATCCGTGTCGCCCACGCCCACCGTCGCAACGGGGCCGAGCGAATTTTCGCGGTTGTAGGCGAGCGCATTGCCCTCAATCCCATCGAAGGGAATCTTCTCGTACATGCGGTTGACCGTGATGATGTTCTCGATCACGCCTGCAACCAGTTCGTCGAGGGCCAGCTTGGCCGATTCAACAAGGGTAACGGAGGTCATGGGTCTTCTCCTGTTTTGATCCAAACTCGGTTTCCACTCGGGCGCGGCTCACGCCGCCTTTGAGCAGTTACCCCCGGATCACCCGAGGAGAAACTTATCCCTCACGAATGACACGATAAAGGGTGGGCAACAGAAAGTAAAGTCAACCACCCTTTATCGAGTATGCTTTTACGCAGCGCTCCTACGCTGAGCTTGGCCCTTCGCAAGGCCCTGCGCAATCTTCTGGTTGGCGGTCAACTCACCCTTGTTTCCGCCGCCCTTGAGATCGGTGGCTGTTGCACGCCGGGCGCCGGTTGCAACTGAGCCGGAACCGCCGGTAGCTTCGCTCTCAAACGCCCGCGCATAAGTAGGTTGGCGCTTCAGTTCGGCGATGAACTCTTCGACTCCGAGCCATCCGCCTTTGCCATCCGATCGCGCGTTACCGTCTTTGTCCACGACGCGAACCACGTAGTCATCGCCTTCGGCTAAGACCTTCACGTGCTTCGACACAACCGGCTCCAGCAACTCCTCGGAGCCCTTGTGTTTCGCCAGGGCAGAAGCAATCTGTTGGCCGACGAGATACCGCTGAAGTGTCTTCTCCATCTTGCCGATGGTAGTCTTGGACGCGGTGTCCAGTTCGCCGTACTTCTTCTCGTAGTCGGCCTTGATCCGATCGAGATTGACCTTGACTTCGCCGCCGTTCTTCACCTTGGTGGACAGGTCCTCGATGTACGCCTTGATCGCATCTTGCAACGGCTTATCGTCGTTGACCTCAAGGCCCAGAGAAGTTGACAGGTCCTCGAAGTGCTTCAACATGCCTCGACGTTCCGCCGATTCCTTGTTGGCCTTCTTGAGGTCGTTGATTGTTTTTCCGAGGGACGCATTCGTGCCCACGATGGCGGCGACAAACGGACGATACGGGTCCTGAATCTTGAACTTGCCATCTGTCTGCTTCGTGTAGGCTGCTTGGTACTCTGCCGGGACCGCGTCCAGCGTGTCCAGGTTGTCTTCAAAATTGAACGGCATGTTGCACTCCTAGCGGATCACCCGCTTCTTCGCCGTAGCCGGATCACCCGGCTACTTCAGCGTTAGTACCCCTGCCCGTGCACAGAGCTTGCCTTTGGGCCAGCTTTGATGGCCTCACTCCGCGCCGCAAGCGCAGGGAATTTCTGAATGATCTTGGCGTGCACCTTTGCCTTCAGTTGAGGGCTACGGTTCGCGACACGTCCGAGCGCGACTTTAGCGTGCGTCATGTCATTGATCGGAAACTTCTTGACGGTCTTGCCGTTCTGATGTTGGATCACGGCGAATGAGCCTGTGGGAATCCGCTTGCGAGCGGCGGCGTTCAGCTTTGCCATGATGATCTCCCGGCGGTAGACACGGGAGCAAGGTTAACGAAGTCGGTTAATCAAGTCAAGCGCGAACCACTGTAGCCGGTGGCTCTTTTTCGGGCTCGACCTTGGTCGGGGTAATGTCGATCATGGGCGGCTGCGGCCGAGCGTGAAGCTGTACGCACTCCCGCTCCCAATCCTCGACGCTTTTAGCCGTCATCGGGATCACGGCGACGCCAACGGCTACGCCGATCTTCCCTTTGATTTCGGTCACGTTGTGCCGGTACTTCTCAGGCTTGGACCCGTCCATAAGCTTGGCGAGAAGGCTGTCGCTGTATTTGGTCACGTGCCCGACGACGCTGCCCTTGTGGTAGACCGGCTCCTCGACCCCCTCGACGGCACGGCGCGCGGCCTCCGCCTCGAAACGGTCACCGGCAATTTCGAGAGCCTCTTCCCAGGCGGCGGCGAACTCCTTGTCCGCCTTCCGGCGCCGGTAGAGCAGGCTGTTGTCCGAGAACCCCGCGCACCGAGCAGCATAGTCCACACGCCCGGTCTCGGCGAGAAACCGGAGAAACATCTTCACGCGCCTTTCGGCGAACTTGACGGGGACAACGGCGCTCACGATTCCAGTTCCTCATGAATCTTGAGCTTAGAATGCTCCAATGCCGAAGCAAGTGCAAGTAGCTCCAAGACCAGTAGGCTATCGGGCTCCCAACCATGACGAACCCGGAAGACATCATCCTCAAGTGTGACAATGACGACAGCTTTGACTTTCTTCTTTGCCACTGACTCAGCAAATCCGGCGGCGGCCTCTTCAACAGAGTCCTTCTTCACGGGGAATGGAACAACGGTCATGGTGCCCTCCTGATTGCTTTCATCATGCGCGCCCGGCGCTCGACGTTCTTCGACTTGGCGCGAAGCGTGTTGTGGTCGCCCTCAAACACCGCGTCAGCAAAGCCCCACTCGACCGCGGTATCGCTATCCAACCAAACGTCGATCTTCCGGCGCATCTTGTCTTCCAACATTTCACGAATGCGCGCCTCGGAATACTTTTTGAACTTCCCTTGCTCCCGCAGACGCGCCACGTAGATGTCCAGCATCATCTTGCGAGCGGCCTTCAACTCCTCGAAGGCGGTCGTTGCCTCTTCACCAGCCTTCCCTTCGTAGCCGTATTCTCCGTGGTGAAACATATACGGCGCAGGCGGCCGAAGGACAAAGCGGTCGGCTGCGAGAGGGATGATAGAAGTCATAGACCGAGCCCATCTAGTCGCCATAACGGTGACTGGATTCGGGCAGGTCAGGATGGAGCCGTACATCTGCATCCCCTCCTCCCAGCCTCCGCCGCACGACGCGACCTGCACCAGGATCGGGCGCTTGGGGTTAAGGCTGGTGAGCAGTCCGAGATTGATGTCGAAGCGGTCTGCCATGCGGTACTCGACGCCGGGCTCACCCTCGTTCTCAAGACCGTCCCACGCTGGGTCGCCGCCAACATAGACAGTGAAGGTGTGAATGTTCACGCGATGGTTATGTAGCCCATCCAGAGCGAAGACATCTGTCAACGCCTTGCGCGCCTTCGCATCCACTTGCGCAGCGATTTTCTTCTTGTCCATGTGGGCTCCCTCACTCCGCTAAATTATCTGCTACCGCCTGCACCGCTTTCTGAGGCAACATCATCTTGGTGACTGACCCAGTATGTTCTCCTTTTTGGCTGAACGTGTCCAGATCAATATCGCCGTCTTCGGGATACCCGGCCGCCGCCCAGGCTTGCATCAAACGTTCTCCTCTGTGGTGAGTGACAACACCGATGTGACCCGGATAACGATCCATGGCGTCGGCGAGCCCGCTGAAGAAACGTGATTTGAAGGAATTAAAACTCTCTCCTCCGGGAAGCGGGTCATCTGGATGGTTCTCCGCATAGTCAACCATCACGGGAACTGAGTCCTTTGAGGACGTACCCGTAAGGTCACCAGCGTTCCAGGGACGAAAGTTTTTAGTGACCCACTCGATCGGAGAACCGGTCGCATCTGAGATTGTTTTAGCGGTATTGTACGCGCGCTTCAGATCAGACGAGACGATAGCATCAGGCGGATCATCCGTCATCTCGTCGCCGAGTCGCTCCGCTTCTTTCTTGCCGCTGTCCGACAGAGGCACATCCTTCCAACCACGTATCTTATCGACCGACACGTCGTTGTGGTTCATGGATGTGGCACCATGGCGCACGAGCGAGACCTTCCGCATGTCCCCGATCATGGCTCACTCCCTCGTAATCTTGGTGACTACTTTATTTCCCTTCTGCTTAGGCGGTGCACCGGTAGCAGGCTGTGGGCCACCGGAGGAGTCGCCGCCAAGAGTGCCAGTATCGTTGAGCAGGTCGGACGGGCTCTCGTCCGTGGACGCCGTGATGTCTTCGTTGGCGCGGATTTGCTCTACCGCCTTGACCGACGTGGGCCGCAAGACAAGGTTCTTGGCTTCCCATTCGATTTGCTTCATCTCTTCTTCAACATCGAGATCGGGCGCCACAACCTCAAGCCGCTTCATTTCCTTCAGCCACGTCTTGCGCGAGAGGTCCCCGCGGTCGCGCGCCAAACTGAGTGTCTGGAGGGCCACGTTGTTGACATCGTCTTCCGTGAACTCGGTATTGATCGTGCAGGTGCCGCCCTCGGTGGACTCGGTGGCTCCCTGGATGTCTACGCCGAGCCAGTCCGCCGTGAGCCCGAGCGCACGGTTGATCGCGTTCTGGAACCGCTGGGCGATGTCACGTAGTGGGCTAATAGCTTCGCTCGAATCGAGGGCGCGCTCCGTTGCCGTACGGCCGCCGATCTTCCGGCGCAAGAACTCGGCGCCGTAAGAGGCCATCGCGGCTTCGAGGTCTTGGATGTCGATGCGACCGGCACCGATGGCGCGGCCACTGTGCTCGACGTAATAGAACCGGCCCTGCGGATCACGCGAGGTCAAGAGTTGGCGAGGCCCAATGGCCATCTGCTCCTGCGTGCCCTGAGCTTGCTGAATACCGGAACCCGCCAGCATTGGGAAGCGGGCGACCGTGAGAATGTTGCGCTGGTCGGCGACCGACTGCCAATGTGCGACGTTCATGTGCCCGAGGTCTTCCAGGGGCGGCTTCGACAGCATGAAGTCTTCGCGGTTTGCGTAGAACGTGACGAGCGGAATCTCGTCGCAATCCATATCGCCTTCTTCGATCTTGAACCACTGCGGTTTATCTTTGGCCTTCTCTTGCGGCTTAAGCTCCCAAAGCTCCCAGTGGCCCGGAGTAAGGACTCGGATACGGTGTCTTATGTTTTCAACGAAGCCTACGACTTCGGTGTAAGTTTCTCGGATGCGGACTTGCTGAAGAACCTCTACGCCGTTCACCACTGACGCATACGCGAAAATGACATCATCCGGGCTAACGAGCTTCCAATAGGGACGCCGGTTCTCGGCGTAGTCATCCGCCAAAGTGCGGGTCTGCTTGTCCTCGGCGCTGAGTTTCGGCATATCAATGAACACGTGCGCGAAGCCGTGCGACATCGACTTACGAAACCACTCGCGTGCGAACGTGGTTAGGTTGGTGCCCAGGAGGTCGATGTCGTCTTCCAGCTTCGCGACTTCCGGCGGAACATCGTCGTTCAGCTTGACGGGGTCAACGAAGACTTTGCCGACGAGGCTCTCAAGCGTCAACTCGAACATGTTGAACAACGTGGCGCGGGCGATGCGCTCCATGTAGTTCAGGTTGGATTCCTCGGCGTGCTGGGGGAGGTACATGCGCTCGGCCCCACGCATAGCGTCGGTCCCGCCGAGCAGCGTATTTATCATAGCCCATTTTGGGGCCATTTTCTGATATGCCGCAGACGGCACAGAAGGATCAGGCATCTCGTCCGACGCCTTTTCCTGCCTCGTTCTATTCGGGGTGTTCTTGGCCATGGGGGCTCCGCGGGCTAGGCCACTAAGGTAACGTTCCCTGGCCTAAATTGTCAATCAGGCACCCAATTGGCCTTTACAAGCGCAGAAGACGCTAGACGAACTCGGTGGTTAAGCTGCATGGTGACATTGTTGGTCCCGTAGTCGTGGGCGACCAGTTTGCCATTCAGGAGCCCGAAGTTGGACCGCTTTAGGTCCCCCATCATGGCGGGCATCTTCTTCGGAAGTTCGTAGTTCAACGGGAGTGGGGCAGTCCTGTCCTGGATCAAAACGGCGCCGCAGGGTGAGATGAAACGACACGGCGCAAAGTAGCGCTTCATGCCATGCTCCTTCACCCACAGCCAGATGTCCCACTCGAAGATGTTCTGAAACGATTGCGCCTTAAACTCGATCTTGACCACCCACTCTGGATTGGTCAGGCACTCGTAGGTTTCCCGCGCCGATCCGAACCCGATGCGGTCGCCGCAGAACAGACGGAAGAAGTCTTTGCTCACGGAGCCGGTGAAATAGTCGGTGCCCACATCAGACATCAGAAGCTCCTCCGCCCCATTCCCTTGAAGACCCACGTGAGACGATAACGTGTGCCATCAGCGGGATGGTCCTCATACTTGTCCGGGATGTCGTCAGGGTCCTTGATGGACCGCGGCATCGTAGGGACCAAGCTTAGCCAATATTTGCATCGGGAGCAAACGAATAATCCGGGCTTCTCGCGTGTGCCGTCGCGGCCGGGCTTCGAGCCCTCCAGGTATTCACGAAGGATGCCCCACCCGCGCTTGCGGGAGCCGGGCGACTTATCGGCTTGGTCGAAGAAGACGCCCTCCTGCTCGAAGTCGTCGATCGGCGCA